ATGATTAAGCTTGAAATCAATAATGCGGAATATATTGCTCAGTTAGAAGAGACTCGTTTATCTGCAGACAATCCTTATGGTTACCTGTTTATGGACATTGTCTTTTCTGATCCAAGGTTTGATGAAAATACGTTTGAAATGAAAAACGTTAGGCGGGAACCAATGAGAACGTATATGACAGAGGATGTGGCAAGGGATTTGTTTGAAAAGCTGGAGAGATTCTTTGAATACAACAAGATGATTAAAAATTAGACTAAAATAAATTTAGTAAATATTATAGAAGATTAGTGATTGTGAGTGAATATGATAGAATAAGGCAATAACAACAACCAATCTATTCATAAGGTTTGTCGTGAATAAAAGCCATATTCTCCCATTAACTTCTATAAGATTTTTTGCAGCTATATTTGTTTTATTTTCACATTTAGATTTCTTTAAAAGTACACCTTTTTATTTTATATATGTAAAAGAAGGATTTATCGGTGTTACTTTATTTTTTATTTTATCTGGTTTTGTATTGTCGTACTCCTATCAAGAAAAACTATTACGTGGAGAGAAAAATAAGTTTGCTTTCTATACGGCACGGATTGCTAGAATATACCCACTTCATATTTTAACTTTATTATTTACATTATTATTTTTATATCAAAATGAATCTATAAAAGAAATATTATCAAACATTTTTCTTTTACAAGCTTTAATACCTAAAGCAAGTTATTATTTTTCACTCAATGCCCCATCATGGAGTATTTCTGTTGAATTATTCTTTTACTTATGTTTCCCTTTTCTTATCACTAAAAGTTCAAAAACGCTTATAAAGATAACTGTAATTATACTTATCTTAAAAATACTATTATCAGAAATAAATATTAGCGAAAAAGCTACACATGCATATATATACATATCACCAATATTGAGACTCCCTGATTTTATTATTGGTATTTTAATTTTTAGATTAAGATTCAATAAGTTAAATGTTAACATTTCCACATATCAAGTTGTAATAGTTCAAACATTATCTATTTGTTTATTTTTATTATTTATATATTATTCTCACATGGTTAATATAAAGTATCGATTTGATATTTATTACATAATACCCATGTCTATATTAATAATATCTCTATCATACTCAAATGGAATTATTACAAAAATATTATCCAATAAAACATTAGTGCTGTTAGGTGAATCAAGCTTTTCTTTGTATATGATTCACCAATTAATTATCCGATTTATTATCGAGAATAAAACGTTTTTTGGCAGTAATTTTTATATGTTGTCTTCTATTTTAGCAATAAGTATTTTTGGTAGTATATTTATTTATAAATACTATGAATTACCTATGAAAAAAATAGTAGTGAATTTGTTAAAAAAAGTATAAATCAAAGGGGAATTTAATCCCCTTTATCATTTAGTACCCTATAGCTATATATTGTACTTCAGAGTTTTTCCATTCCCCACTTGCTCCATGTGCAATTATTAACATATCTTTATTACTTTTTATTTTTATCGAAACTCCCTGACCATAGTCATCCTCATTGACATAACTTCCAGAGACAGATAAACATTTATTAGGAAAAGGAATTGGGAAAGACCTAAAGTCCGTTCTAGTTGTACAACCTTTTACTGTAGCCCACTGATATATAATTCCTGTATCACCACATTTCCACCAACCAGATTGAGCCTTACTTGCAGTATTCTTAGCACCATAATTTCCAGCTGGTGCATAATTCCCTTTAGGCTGGTACTTACCATCTGACTCTGATTTTGAATAGCTGTAACCAGACGCTTGATAACTGCCTTTCGGTTGGTATTTACCGTCAGACTCTGCCTTTGTATACGAAGCTCCTACTAAGGCATAATTACCTGCAGGTTGGTAATTTCCTTTGCCTTGATAACGCCCGTCACTTTCTGCTTTTGTATAGCTACTTCCAGCCGTTGCATAACTCCCTTTAGCTTGATATCGACCATCCGATTCCGTCTTCGTATATGAAGCACCGGCTAATGCATAATTACCTTTAGGTTGATAATTTCCCTTAGGTTGAAAAGCATCTGTAGAGGCTTTCTGGCTCATAACGTGCTCGGTTGATGGACCAATACCTTGCGATATTTTTGATTTGTCTAATTTATTATTAAGTCCACTATTTAGCGCTGTATTTGTCGCGTAATCGCCTGATGGTTGATAACTTCCTTTTGCTTGATATCGACCATCACTTTCCGTTTTGGTGTAACTATCCCCTTTGTTTGCGTAGTTCCCTGCTGGTGCATAATTACCCTTTGGCTGATATTTGTTGTCGGTTTCTGCCTTTGAATAGCTGTAACCGGATGGTGTGTAATTGCCTAACGGTTGAAAACGTTGATCTGATTCTGTTTTAGAATAAGCGCCTACATCACCTGCTGTGACATCGGCTTTTAACTCTGCCCATGCATTGCCGGCAACCGGCTCAATATTGTTATTCTCAACTTTAGACTGCCAGACTTTATTTTTATGATAGACAATAGCGCGTGTTGCATACGGCTGACCGGCTTCAGCCCATTTTGGAAAACCAAATAACTGAATTTCACCAATGGCTTCCGTGATATCGTGAAATATCCCGTTCATTTTTTCACGTTCGATATCTTTCGCAGCAGGATCGGTGACTTGGTCACGCTCATAGTCGTAACCATAGCCTTGTGTATAAGACACTGAGCCGTCTGGTTGGATTTCTACGGGTATAGAAGCCTTATCCCCTTGTGTTGCAAAGGGGGTTTTAAAAATAGTTGTCATAGGAATTATGCTCCGAAGTTACTGCCTAAGAAGTTTTTACGATGCTGACCAACGCCAAAGGCTTTTTTGGTCACAATGCGATATTTGACACCAACGCCAGAAGGGCGTGGCATTAAGTCGAAATTTTCGAGAAGAACCCGTAGACGTTCGTCAGGGTTAAAGTTAAAGACGTAATACATGTAAGTCATGTCCAGCGGATCAAGGACAAAGACTTTGCTGTCATCACGCCAAAAGAAACGTTTTAAAAACTCGTTAATATTGGTGACCGTGGGGCTTTGTGTCAGATTAAAATAGCGCATTCGTACTAACATGCGTTTTTGATCAACAGTTAGTGACAAGGTGTAATCCGCATTACGTCGGAAGTTAGATTGAAAATTGGCTTTCTTTTTGCCAAAACCAAACCCAACTTTATTTTTATCGCTCGGTGGAATATCAATACCTAACGGTACATCCAGAATGCGTGACCAAATCGACAACCCAAAGTCATTCGCGGTATCGATATTAAACACATCTCGGTACCAATTTTGCCAAAATAACACCATCGACTTTTCAAAATGAGAGGCTTTAAAACTGGCGAGTTTCTTTAAATTCTCTGCATCTTCATACTGCCAGAGGATCGCTTTTAATAGGTCTGAATGGAACTCAAATTGTTGAACGTTCATACAATCACCACTTGCACAGCACCCCGTTGCAAGCGTGCGATTTGATTAATGGCAATCGGAATTAATGCGACATTCCACACTTTCCCATCTAGCGACAATTCAACTTTAGTCACGAACAGACGAGGCTCAACAGTATTTACCGCTGAAGCTATCTCAAAAGGCGATACTTCACGCCCAACAATCAAACCGTTATCGCCATCCAACTCTCCACGCGTCCATTGTTCTATGGCATTGGGGATAATAGTTTGCGCATCAACGGCTGATTTTTTAACGGTCACTCGACAAAAAACGGTGATCTCTTTAGGGCGTGAAAATTTCACTTTATATTCTTGTCCACTTACCGGCTCTACAACACCGATTTCAATCTCACCATTAAAAGCCGATCCAATGGTTTTGGTTCTCAGCAATGATTTAGCAATTTCGTTACTGTCGCCCCCTTCAACACAAACGTAAATGCTGTGAGGCAACAGAGAAATTCCATCAATAGTGAGCACTGCATCGGTGTAGTTCTCACGAAAAGAAAGCGAGTTAACACCCTCTAATTCATACAGTGAAGAGGTGATCGCTTCTGCGACACTGACGGTATTTTTAGCCAGTGTTTGCTTACGCCGTCGCCTTGCTTTGATATCAGATTCAGCATAACGACCAACAACTGCATGAGTGGGGTTATTGACTTTCTCCCAACCTAATACTGAGCTAGCCACAGAATTCAGTTGGCCGGCACCGCATTCAACAGGGCCATATTCAACCGCCCTCATATCCCCGGTTGCTTTGCCGGTATTATCAATAATCAAGGGTGAAACTGTTTCGAACATGGCACCGGCAACACTGGATGCTAATGAGCCTTTAGGAATAATCGTGCTGGGTACGCCACTAAATTCAACGCTGGAAAGATAAGAGTGAGTGGCATTAATGCGCTGTCCACCCATTAGCGCCCATATTGCATCAAGAAAAACACCACCCGCAATATCGGGATTGATTTGATTTGCTAACTCGGCATTGTTTCTCACCATTGCATCACGGTTTTCAACTTCCATCGTCGCTAGTGCGCCCTGCGGTGTCTCAGGGGCAAGGTTAATCGATTGACCAAACACCGCACGAAACTCGCTTTCGACTTCATCACGTATTGTGGCCGTGTCGGGAAGAATAACACCTTTATTATTAATATAACGATAATCAGCCATTCAATGTAAACCCTCCGTATATCGTGCGAATTGTCGCTTGGTACTTCAATTCACCGTTCTCGACTGTGGCGCTAAAATGGGTCACTTCAACCACCTCTTCAACTTCGCTCATACGTTGTCTAAATGCCGTTTCAAACATCGGGATATCAGCTTGGCGACCAAAGGTTGTTGGCCAGAACGGAATACCTTTATCTTTTTTATGTAACATTTCACCACGAACCGCTTTAGCAAAATGCTGACAAAGGTTTTTAACCGCATCGTCCTTTTCGCTGAATTGGAGGTTTCCATCAGGGCCGATAAAGAGATCATTATTTTTATCGATTGAAAATGTTCTCATAGAGGCGCTCCTGAATTTCCATGACCGGTCTCAACACCACTATGTTGATGCGTAGAGCCGATATCTTTTCCATTGTGTTTCATCGTGCCACCATTAGAGTCACTATTACCATTTACGGACTGATTGCCATTCACCGTGACATTGCCAGTAAATATGGTTTCAGGGGCTTTGACTTCATACTTAGGGGTTTCCAACACAACTTTATCGTTATGCAGAGAGAAACAGACTGAGCCATCCATTGATTGGATCACCAAGGCATCAATGTTTTTTCCATCAATCGCCCATCCTTTGATGGTGTCAGGGAAAAACATCGCATCACTGAATGAATGGAGGCGTGCGGTATTAGGTTGATCCTCCAATCCCCCACGCTGAAAAATCAGGCTAATGTCTCTGTCATTGGCTTTTATCCAACCGAAATCACCCGGCTTAATGGGTGCGCGAATAAAGAAACCGCCTCCCCCAAATCTAAAAACGGGAATGTTGGCCAATGGTGCTCGCCCGACTGTTCCCCCTTCCGTTGTTACCATCATCACCAGTGGTTTGATAACAGCACGATTGGTTTTATCGTCATAACTGACTACTGTTGCAGGGAGCATGTCCTCTGTATTCATCATCAGGTTACGAAATGCAGACGATAGCGCACCTGCCAGCGAACCCTCGCTAGCAATATCTGTATTGGGTTTATTCATGGTTATGCTCGTTTACAGGTAGCCTGATAAAAGAAAGGATCATCATGTGACGCAACATCAAATTTCAGTTGCTCAATGATATAGTCGCCATTAAGTGCAGAATTGAATTTACTCTCAAGTCGTAGCATCCCTCCTAGTTCTGAGGCGCCATCAATTAAGTAGGTAACGGATAACCCTTTTTCAGTGGCTTTGGGTATACCTACCATGCCTGATTTCATGCTAAGAATGCGCAAGCGCCCTTTTAAGGCTTGGTTATCATCTTTGACAAACAACGTATCATCATCAATAAAGGCTTTAACGTTTCCCGCTTCCTGCAATCGTTGTACTTGCTGTAACGCTGAACCACAAAAATACCAATTGGCAATATTTTTATCGGTGGCTTGAAAGTCCAATCTAACCTTGCAATCCTTCGCCACCGATGACGCGATCTCGCTCATTTTCTGCATAGCACCACCACTGGAAGAAACAATATCACCTGAGCTGGCGTTATTGGTTTTAGCTTTAATGGTTAGTGTCACATCAGGAGGCGAGGCAATTTCTGCACTGACAATATCACCGGTAAAAATACGAAATAATCCCGTATTGACGCGTCCTACTTCAAGGTAAAGACGGCGAGTTTGTTTGCTTTTATGATAAGGGCTAGTTTCAGTGAGAAGATAATCTCGAGTGTGGGCGTTTAATCCATCAATGCTAACTGTGCATTCATTTTGTAAAGGGTTTGCGTACTTGGTGCCGTTAGCTTTAATCCGCAATCCTTCATACCACTGCAGTCGCTCTGCGACTTCAATCCCCACCCGTATTCGTCGTAAGTCCATCTTCACTCCAAATAATTAATGATTGGGTTCTATCGAATAATTCATACCAGGGCAGAGCATCATTTTCTGTTATAAATGCTAAATTCGTGCCATCAGTCAGGTAGCGATAAGGAATGATAGGTGTGTTTGCTACCGCGCGCATACCCACGGCGATAACCTCACTTTCTCGTTCAATATCGAGATACATCGCATGTCGACCGGCTTTTATTGTTAGCGTCCAATTAACACCTTCTAAATTGACGGATAAGCGTTGGTTTGGAATAGCTTTTAAAGGTATGATTTTCATGAGAAGCTCCAATCACCATCTGCGATACGTGTTGCCACCGAACCTTTCTTTTTAGTCTCCGTATCGGCTTCTTTTGTTTGCACATTTCCCCGATTTACGGTTGATGACTGCGCTGGTTTTTGTGTCGCTCGAGGCGGTAAATCGCCGTATTCAGGCTCAACAGTGCGCCACTCAACAAACCGTAGTGACAGCTTTATCGCATCTATCATGTCAGGTATTTCATCATGATTAAAACCCGTTAATAACATCGGTTGATAGGTTTTTACTCGGGTTTGAACACCAACAAGTTTGTGTTCGTCAAAAGCTTGTTGCATCGATGAAAAGATGTTTTTCATCTCTCCCGTTAATAGCAAATCTATACCAATCTCAACGGGGTTAATGATCACATGATCACTACGAGTTTCACCGCTTTCAACTTGAAATTGTGTCGCCTTATGCTCATCTCTTACATTGATTTGAATCGGACTCACACTATCAAACAGTGTAGAAAACGACGCTAAATCAAATATTTTGACTTCTGTGATCATTTTGCTACTCCCGTTGAATTTTGCTGATTTAAATCGGCGAGTTGATCTTGCAATGTGTCTTTTACACCCGACGCCATACCCTGCGCATCTGTGGCTTGAGTTTCAATCTTAATTTCTCCAATGCTTACGTTACTTTCATTCTTCACATTGGATTGATTACTAATAGCTTGGCTTGTAATCGGGTTCATCGTATTATTGGCTATCGCATCTAACTGTGCATTGGCTTGAGCAATAGAGTGTCTAACCGGTGGCTGTTGTGTCGTTTGGCTTTCTTCTTGAGGCATGGCATATTCAATCTCACCATTATCATTGACTTTTCGCTCTACGTTTTGATTGACAGTAATTTCTTCGTCATCACCGAACCCGAAAAACTCTTTAGCAGATTTCCAGCCATTTTTAACTGCATCAAGTCCTGTATTTACCCAACCAATGATTTTTTCGACTTGCTCCCACATCCATTCAAACGCGCCCACAACGGCATCCGTTACCGTAGTAAAAACACCTGCAAAGGACTTACCCCACCCTGCAATGACAGAGATACAATTGATGAGAAACTTAACATAAGCTTTTAAGCCTGATGCCATTAAATCCCAACCAGCGACAACAATATCCGCGACAATCCCAACGATAACTTTTAGATATTCAAAGAGCTTTTTGAATGTTTCCCACAATGCAAGAATAACGATCTTTAATCGTGGGTATTTTTCAAGAATACGCCCAATCATTGAATCATTACCGTCAATGAAATTCATAATATCGTCATAAACAATCGCAAATGCCATCGCTAAAAGCGCAATAATGGCAATAATAGCGATAATAGGCCATGTTGCAGCAAGTGTTGCTGATGCAGCAGCTAACATAGGGGGAACGTAATAAAGTGCTACAGCCAAACCAATAGCTGAGAAAAAACCTATCAATAAGTTTTTGTTTTCTTGGCAGAATTTGACAAAGGTTTGCACCCAAGAAAGGACTTTAGTTAACGCTGGTAACGCACTATTCATAATACTCATCATGACACTACTGAATACGGTTTTTAATCCTCCCGTCACTTCCTTATATTTTTGGGATTGTAATGCAAGTTCCTTTGTAACAACGCCATTTTCCTTTTGCTTTTTAGTCAACTCCTCGAGTTCTTTTCGCCCTTTAAGAATGGATTCAACAATTTTATTGTCTGTTATTCCCACTTCTTTAATTCGAAATACAGCTTCTTCTTTGCTCATCCCTTGCACAGCATCAGACAAGCGATATATGCCCTCCATTGCGCCAATAGATTCGCCTTTCATATCTTTTAATGAGATATTTAAACTTTTGAAAACATCTGCTTTCCCTGATGAAGTATCTTGTAATGCTTCACCAATACTTTCAGACATATCCATCAATGAGTCACGAGCGCCTTGAGCATCTCCTCCCATTGAGGTTATGACTTTGCCAAAAGCATCAACATCTTCAACAGGAAGTTCTAAGGCTTCTGCGGATTGAGAAAGCGTATTCACTTCTTCTGCTGTTGTTTGAATAAATGACGCAATTCCCCCTACCGTTAAACCAATCCCAACCATCCCTGCCATTCGACCGAGAAAACCAGCTAACGACGAGGTCGCTTTACCATAATTATCTGCAACCTCATCGGCTGACTCAGCTAATTCATTATTTCGCCTCGTCAGTCGTTCCGTTTCTCTAGATGCCGAATTATTCGTGGCAGTTTGATCATTGATTGACTGTTCAGCTCTCTGAATATTACGTTCGAGTAATACAATGCCTTCCGATAATTTTTTATTACTTTCTGATGAGAGAGCATTAGACTGTAAAAGTAACTTTGCATACTCAAGATAATCTTTCATTTTCTCTATGTATGCGCTCAACTCAGCTTGAGCAGTATCACTATCAATATTTATCTCAGTATGTTCGTTGGATACATGACCTAAACTATCAATAATATTTTGAACAATATTATCAATGTCTTCAGAATTACCCTCCGCTTCTTCAGTGATCCGTTTAATTTCTGAAATGATGGCATCAGAGGCATTGGATGCATCACCATTAACATGAATATCAACTGAATTTGATGATAGCGCTGTCAATTGTGCGGATAGATTTTGAATAAATTGAGTAACCCCATCCGCCCCCATACTTGCGGATTGTTGCGCCTTTTTCATCTCAGCAATAATGTCATCGGTCGATTTACTCACCCGATTAAACGCATCATCGGCTTGGCGAGTATCAAATTCAAATACTTGAACAAAGGTATCTAGCAAGGCCATATGATTTATCCTTTCGATGATGAAGCCAGCGCTTCGTTATAACGATTAGTAATTGCGATTTCCCATAGGTCAAACGCCTCTTCTAAATCTATTGACGTTTTGAGTTCTGTGAGCGTGGCGAAACCGGCTGAGATGATGACGGCAAAGAAGCCATCAGCGTTTTTATAATCGACGGGAGTGAACCGGTGATTTTGTTGAGCAGGAATTGGAGGAAACCTTGGCTCCCGTCTTTGCCGAAAAAACTGGTGTTATACTTCAACATTTCCAGTTCTAGACGAATAAGGGCTTCACCATCGGGCACATGGTTATCAATTAATGTGCTGGTTTTTAGATAAATCTCTTGTCCCTTTTTTTCGACAGCAACATACGCCATCATCTTTAACATAGCTTCTTTGCTGACTTCGTAGTCGCCAATTTTAGGCGCATTCGATAGCGGGTATTTCGCCAGAATTTCACGTCCAATCGTTGCTGGTAATCGGCTAATGATAAAAGTGTGCTCTTTACGATCAGCATCGGTGATCGTAATTTCTTTCGGTTTAATTAACATGATTGATATCCATAAAAAAAGGCGGAATAACCGCCTAGAATTAACGTGCGCGAGTGCGATCGAAGTCTTGAAATACGAAGGTATACGCTTTGGATTTGTGTCGTCCTGCACTGGCAACAGAGCTACCACGACTACCATTGGTAATTTTCCCATTACGTGCCGTTGTCGTTGAACCATCGCCATACGAGGCAACCATGGTGATAACATCCCCTGCATGTCGTTGTCCACGTCGTGCGGTGTTCGATTCCAGTAAGATAGCGAGGTTTTCATCTTCTTCACTACCGGCTAACACGTTAATGGTGACCGTTTGAGGTGTTGGTGTTGACCATGTCACCAAATTACCGTTGATATCCATTCCTGTTTGCGCAATGTCCACGGCAGGCAAATCTAATGGATCGGCATCATCTGCGAAGGCGGTAATTTGAATACCGGCGGGAAAGGTTTTATGTGCTTGAATAACAATACTCAAGCCGGTTGCTGATACATCATGCATATTGTGTTCCTTACACTAAGTTGTGAGAGCCTTCGACTTTACGAACCCAGTCGCCCTTACCGTAAATCAATACATATTTCATTACGTACTCAGGCAAATCAGAGGAGCCTGTGTTTTCGACAATTTGAGCGTTGTACCAATAACCTTTGTTTTGTACATCGTGCCACGCTAAATCATCACCAGAAGCGTCTGTCACCGCGATTTTTTGCACATCAGTTAAGATTTTTCCCGCTAGGATCGTACCGTTATTAATCGCCTTGGTCACCGCTCCTGCAATCACCATCATTGCTCTAGCTTCACCGTCTTTATTGGCAGGTACTCCACGTGTGGCCATCAACAAACTAAACCACTGTTGCGCGATGTAGGCTTTTAACCATTGCTCATTAGCATGGACACTCATATCTAATGGGTTGGCAACACCACCACATAAGAAACCCCGTTGATAGAAACTAATATGTGAACCCGATACGGCCGTTTCTCCGTAATAGTTCACTCGTAGTTTATCTAAGCGATCCGCATCGATATCGGTCGTAATTTGCGATGGAAATGTGACACCAAATTGACGATACATATAGTTTGTTGTCGCATTGGTGCGGTCATAATCTGTGGCGGACATAATGGCCATCGGTAACGCTTGAACAAAGAAATTATCCGCTGTTTTCAGATTTAAGCCCGTTGAAGCCGTACCCACCAGCGCCCCGCTAAAATCTTCTGCATTTTGATTGGTCACAGACAAGTGCAATTGATACTTCACGTTTTCACCTGCCACGTACTGCGCCAATTCTACGGCATGCTCTAATGAGAGTTCTGTTAAAAACGTTGCGCTACCAAATGAATCTGAAACTGTTTCAGAAGCGATAAAGGCTTGTAACGGGGTTTGCGCTGGATTACCCGCTGATGATGTGCCGTGGCTAATATTCATCGCATCAGCAAGCACTGATTGGCGCACGCTAATATCCGCTTGCTCTTGCACACCACCGCTAATGACAAATGCGCTGTCTAATGAATTAAACGTGACATAAGCGCTAGCAAATTGAGGCTCACTTTCTGCATTCAATTTCGCTTGCACCGCTGTCGCAACATCGGCGTATGACGTACTTTCAGAGAGATCAATTCCAGTGATTGTTTTGGTCACCTTGCCGATAGTGATATTGAGTTCACCGTCATTAATCAGTTTTAAATCAGCTAAATCACCTGTTTTTTCACCAAACAAGGTAGGCGCTCGACCAACCGGTTCATAAGAGGCAATTTGCAGTTCTTTCGGCTTACTTGCTGGTGCTGGACTGACATAGCTGAAATACTGACGCGCAAAATGTGCCTCGGGGGAGTCAGTACCCAATAAGTCATCCACTTGGCCACTGGCAAATTCAAGCACTTTACCTGCAGGGATTTTAGGGTTAGTTGAAAAAATACGAGCCGTGAGCTTACGCATCGGTACAGCAGACGCGCCAATCACCGCACTCGCGATATCGACATAACGAGTTTGTTTGATAGACATAACGTTCCTTAAATACGATAGATATCGGGATACAACGCACTCACAGCGTCTGTATCAGGATGAAGTGTGCGATTAAATGTCACATTGAAATCAAATGAGGGGTTTTGTTCGTAGTTGCCCTGGTCATTCAGAAAATAAGGGGTTCGAATACCTGTTGCCCGTTGAACGCCAATGCCTTGTTTGCGGAGTGCTTCAACAAACGGTAATGAATTGGCGATCATTCTGACAATTGCGGTAATATCAATAGCCGTATAATTGCCTAACTGGGTAATAAAAGCCTGAACTTGGTACGTTTTTTCAGATAACTGGTTTTCTTGGTGATTGGCTTTATTGCCTTGAACGTTATATTTACGCCCTTGCCAGCCATAGCCGTTTTCATTGATGGGAAAGAACATCACCATATTATCTTCACGGCCTTGCTTGGTAGATTGAAATCCGGCTTTAACGGGGATCTCAATGTCGACTTCTTTTAACTGCAACAAGAGCTGTTTGCGAATAGCAACATCAACTTCATAATCCATCATAAGTGCCCGCCTCAATACAAATAAACGATTTCCAGCCGTCTTGTTCGTACCAGTCTGCATCACCCACCACGTCATATTTTCGACCATTGAACACCAGAAAATCAGGGGATGTGCCACGTTGAACGGCTTTAATATCATGAGAGGTATATAAGCGCCGGTACACTTGGCTTGTATCTAATCCCATGGATTGAATATCTTGGGTATCGACCGCTTGCCAACTGCCACGAACTTCTACGGGATCATAATAATCATTTTGGTCATTCCCTCGCTCATCGGGTGCCCGTTCTTTAAATCGAAACCAAAGCACCTTTTGCTGTGGAATATAACGTGAAGCAATACGATTTAAGTTACCAAACATTATTTATCCTCCACTGCGAAACTAACCGCTTGAAGCATTTGGCCAGTATCGACTAACGGCTTATCGGTGGCCTTACCTTTGCTATGGCGACGTGCTCTTGCTTTAACGGTTGACTCCTCCAGTGCTGGTGTTGTGACTGCTTTTATTGCCATTTTCACATCGCCCACAACCGTCGCACCAATTTGTGTCAGCCCATTATCCAGCGTGATATTGCCCTTAACAGACGCTTTCACTGCTCGAAAAATTAACTGACTATAATCCTGCTTTTTGTCATTCATGGTCGGACGTAAAAATGGGCGAGGAGGAATGCCACCGGCGGGATAGCCCAACTCTTGAATAGAGGCAATATAAGCAATCGGTGTTCCATTGGGATATTTTGCGTGCTCAAAGAAGCCAACACTTAATCGCTTTTTAGCCAATTCATCGTAAACCGCTTTTAATTGCGCTAATTTAGTCATTAACGTAATCGCCCTCCTCGTGTAAATCGCCCTCCTACACCACGAAATGCCGAACGCTCACCGCCACCACCGAAGTATTGAGGTACACTACAACGCTTAATTAGCGCTAGAAACTGCTGGCCAAAAGTGGTCATTTTGAACCAGTGTGACCAGTCCGAACCGGCAGGCGGTGCCGTAAATGACACGCTCACCTTATCGATAGTCACACTTGTCACCACACCGGTAGGCGACTCATCATCAGCAATCATTTTTCTGAGTGTTAGCATGTGTGCAACAACGAGCATCCACAGCTCGTTAGTGCAAACACCCTTACAGGCAGAGAAATAGTTCAACGCAGATTGAGCAATGATAAATATTTCATCATCACCCACAGAGTTAAACTGCGGATAGAGCACACGGAATGATGTTAAAGGAAATGTGCTCGTCTCCATGATCACTTACCTTTTTTGTTGGTTTTAGGAACGTCTAATTTTTCAGCCTCTAATGATTCAGGTGTGTCAGGAGCTGATTGGTCGCTGGCTTCCATATCTGTGGCGACTTTTTCAGGATCTTCTTTGCGATGCTCAACAGTAATAAAACCATTGTCACAATGAAGATTGAAAACGTGATTTTCTTTGAGCTGTTTGTATTGCTCGTCAGAAATTTCTGTCACACGGCCACGTGGTGTGTACATGTGTTTGGTCATTACGTTCGCTTGACCGGCAATAAACACTTTCCCGTCTCTCACGGTATAGTTCTGGTCATTCGATAAGGTGCAATATGCATAAAGAGGCATGGAGTGCTCTCCTATTGTTTGGATATAAAAAAGCCCTCAAATGAGGGCGCAAAAAGAGAAGTGGTAAGATTAGATGCCGGTTAAGCGTGTCACCGCCCACGGACGGGTCACAAATACACCTGCAGTCGCATTGGTCGCATCTTCCATATACCCTTTAATTTGGTTGAGTGAACCTAATAACTGATATTTCACAGGCACAACTTGCAGGATCGACGCACTGGTTGCCGTTGAACCATCATCAATGCTATCTGCGAACATATAGGCCACATCAGCCCCACCATTTGCGCCAACAAATTCAGGAGAGAAAACCAGACGCATATTGGGATAGTTTTCATTTATCCATTGTTTGACTGTCTCACCACGTGCCACCGGATTAGCCACATTCAGTACAGAACGAAAGCCCAACGGCAATGTTAAAGTGATTGGTGTGTCATCTTTAATAATACCGCCAGAGCTCGTTTCAATACGCGAGAACATATCAGTAATATCGGCAGTGATATCCGCAAATGTTCCCCCTTTCCATTTGCCTTTTGCGGTTTCATAGGCGGGTAAGTTAGGCTCATTCATCAAACCAAAGACGCGTGTTTCAGGGCTATTAAATCCGTAGTAACCCACACGCTCACGGCCTTGCTCTAATGATTCAGTCACTGAATTACGCTTTTCTTCCATCGCAACAAAACCTGCTGACGATTGGCGCGCTTCTTCTAATTTACCCACTTGAAAACCTGATTCGAAGCGGACAAGGCCACGGCGTTCTTGGTCTTGTGCATAAGACGCTAATGGCACATTGGTATGGTCACCATAAAGCTCGGCTTTACTAATTGGTGTCGCTACATTCAGTATGATTTCTTCATCATGCCACTCGCCCGCATTAACGATACCGGTGATTTCATCTAACACACGCACACGTGTTGCGGTACGAATGACACCGGGCAAAACGTGTTGCAACATTTCGCGTTGAATTAAGCCCCCCTGCATTGCACCACCGCTGATCGCGGAGTCCATCGCAGAAAAACCACCAAAGCCGATTTGCGCTAATTCTCCGTATGTCCACTTTTGGTCAGGGTTAATGTTTAGTTGGCCATGTTTTTTGACATCACGACCAGACATGTGAAATTTAATGTTACTGACTGGCATTATTCACCTTCCTTTGGAGATGCTGGATATGGGATTTCTGTTAAACGAATAATGCCCAAATGAGCACTTTCTGTTGACTCAAGGTGTCGGCTGATAAAACCAATGACGCGATCACCGGCACTAATAGTGGCTTTAGAAGATAGCGAGCCGTCAGCTTCATCGAACACAACCGGTGCGTTGATTTTTCCTGCCACTTCTTTTAGTTCAACGAAAACCTCCCCCATTGTCAGGAATTCGCCCTGCGTACCGTTACGAGCGAACGCTTCTTCGATACGATAGGCTTTAGGGTTAATCATGATCCCCGCAAATGCCCCTTTCCCCCCGACTTGAACGGATTCTACTGAATCATCTTTGTAGGTATAGGCGCGACCGAAAATATTCAGCTTTTCATCCGCTGAACTAAGAATGGCGGAAACAGCGCGAATAGGGCCTGCATGACTAATTTCACCGACAACACCAGAAATTAAGCCATTTGCTACTGATTTAGGAATTGCCATTATTTAGCTCCCCATTTATCCATAATTGATTTATTGCTCACTGCTGAGTCCATTGTTGAGCTGGGCTTTTGGGAGTCAGGCACACGCCCTTGCATCCAAGCATCAAGAGCAATCGCTTCGGTTCCCTTACTGCATTGAATACCCAGTTCTTTAACACCGTACTCCGCGACTTGTTGTTGAGTCATAGCAGAGTGGTCAAACACACCAATAAACGGCGTTAATTTATGCGCTAACGCATCACGCGCACCGATTTGTTTGAGTAATTCACCCGTATCCATTGCCGGTTTTGTTTTCTCTAATCGCTTAATTTTACGTTTCAGCGATGCCATTTCATCCATTGCGGTCATGCTACGGTTTAGGCGTTTTAAACGACGATGCAGGCCATCGGTAGTTGCTTGGTCAAGATGCTCTTTGGCTTCTTCAATCGCTTCGACAGCCTCTTCAATGGCGACTTCGGCTTTCTCGACTGCTTCAGGTTCGCCAGATTCAGCCTCTTCTGTGGCAATTTCGGCTTTTTCCACGGCTTCTTCTGCTTTCTGCTCTTCATCAGGATCTGAATCAGTTGAAGACTTATCTTTATCGTCTGGCTCATCGTCTGTCGCAGGTTGAGCGCTGGTAATTGCTTCTTTGATAATCGCTTTTAACGCTTCCAATTGCTCGGGCGTAAAGGCACCTTCATCAGTGGTTGGTTTGTCTTTGTTTTCTTCTTCGTTCATGCGAATAAGTTCCTTTGTGTCTATGGTAATAACGGAATGGTCTTGTACAGCAACATCAGCGCCAGTGCGCCCTTCATCGACTAACGCAAGATGGTTGGCTCTAATATGCCGTTGTATGGCGTCATAACGTTCACCGTTAAATTCGCCTGGTGTGAAATCGTAAATACAGCGATAACCCGGAGATAATTCAATTTTTCCCCCTTCAATTTGGTTAAGCGCTGAATTAGACAGGATTTTGATATTGCTTCTAAGGTAGGGGTATTCAAAGTAAACCTGTTCCCCTATAACCCCTTGTATCCCCTTTGTCTCTGCGGGTGTGCCATCTTTCCCTAGCATTTCATGCTCATCAACAAAGGGCATTAATTTGAAAGAGTTAATTGTCTCTGTGCTGGCCAGTTCTTCTTGTGGGCGATACACCTTGTAAATCTTTTCGGGTATTGGTGCGCCAATCTCAAACCCTAAATAATCAAAAACCCCAACTTTAGAGATGGGGTTATCTTTGACTTCCAGCCAGCCGTTTAAATCATATTGTCGCTTTGTCATGTCTCCTCACCGAAATCTATTACGGGTGTCCAGAAGCACTTACAATTTGGTAATTGTCCGGGCAATCCTCGTTCTCCCGTTTTAGGATCAATAATCGGTGGGTTATCTAAATCAAACACTTCACCGTCCAATTTAATATGCCATTCACGAGGTTCTGCACTCCCACCAGAGTGATGCCAAACCGCCTTACGAATACCAGCAGATTTCATACGTTCATAGTTAACCGCCGTAGTAATCTTTCGCGTTTGGTCAACAGCGATAAAATTCGCCCTCTTTTCAGTCACACTGCCTGTATGCCTAATTTCCTCTAATAGCGTCTTTGCGCCCTCACCACCTTGGCTAATAGAGCGTAAAGCTGCACTTTCAATACGTTGATGAAATTGCAGTGGAATGGATTTAATTAACGATACGTTTTCAGCTGTAGAAGCAATGATTTTATCTTTCAAGGCTTCGGGCATATCTGGGGTTTTGATGGTGATCCCCCCTGACAACTGTTTGAGAGAATCATCTAAATTACGTTTTGCGCCTATATCGACTTGGGAAACAAATTTATCTGCAATCTCTGTGGATTTTTGTTTGAAAATCTTATCCCATTTGCGTTTTAGTCGGTTAAGCCAGATGCGTGTTTGACTGGCAAAGCTGGCATCCATCGTAAAGCCATCAAAGTCGTCATTTAATTCACTAAACACTTTTTCATAGTCTTTAATCATTGAATTAATGAGGCGTGACATGTCACCTTGATAACGACTAGAGGGCGCTACTGAATACTGCAGGGGCTTCCCTTTCATTACTGCTTGGCGAGAGGTTGCCCATTGCGCTCGCTTCGTTCGTACTCGTATTCGCCTCGACATAATCTGCCTCGTTCACTTCAATACCGTAATAGCTAGATGCTTTATCACTGGCTAATTTCTTGCGGATATCTAGCCCATCAATCGCCCCCGTTGTTGCATAAGCTGAATCGGCTTGTGCTTGTTTAAGTTCAATATCCGCACTCTCAACAGCCGTTGGGCTATCAAGTGGTGCCCATGTGATAGAGATTTCTGTCACAGGTAAACCATCGCTACGCATCAACATGTCGTAATGGCGCTGTAATAGCTCTTCAAGATCGTTTGATTGGATACTTTCAAGCTCTTCGCGGTAATTAGCCTCTTCGTATTCCCCTGTTGAGTTAAAGCCTTTCGGGGTAGTGCCTAGCAGTTTTGTTGCTGGTACATTAGAAGCCGATGCCACCAGCTGATATTGCGTCATAATCGTGGCGTCTAAATCCGCTAATGAGGTATCGAACTGTTGAACCGTATCTTCACTGCCCGTCATTTGCACACCGTAGTTATCGCGCATCTCCATAAAATAAAGCATATTTTCGCGAATAAGATCCTTATCAGCGCTTTCTGGATCTGCAATCCCCATCGTAAGTAAACGCTTAGTCATTGCCAGTTGTGGTGCTTCATTGGCGGTACGTTCTGAAGCGTAGACACGCTCATAAATACGCTCTGGCACTGAAACGCCAAAGTAGTTGTACATTGGCTTAAGCACGTTAGGTACAGGAAACGGCACAAACTTAATAAAGTGAGACTTGTGATACTTACGCCCACCAATCACATAATAGGTTGGCTCGTAGAAATCCATGCTGGCAGGATCTTGAACATTGGCGTCTGTTAAATCAGCCGTTACCCATTGTGGATCAATCTGTTTAATACCTTTGTACATCCCTTTAGTCACGCCATCGATATTAAACGGGTTTTCATACCACTCTTTCGGGTTTGATGTCTCAACAACGAATAATGCTAAGCGACCGCCGTATACACGCCCAAAGTGAACCAGCTCTTTAAGCTGATGTGTAATGCGGTATTTTTTATCTCGTTTGCGAAGCTTTTTACTGATAGCACGATCATCGTCGTTATCACAATCAATATCGTAGCCTTGGCGTATCGCATCACGTGCGGGCATATTGCAGGCTTTATCCACCAGCCAATGTTTAGCGATAACCGCACACATATTGTTACCGATAAACATTTGTGAGGCATACCATGAGGCCTGTGACTCTGGCACACCGTAAACTTGTTCACCTTTAAATGAGGGCACGTAGCTATCAATACTATCCATCGCGACACCTGCAATTGTGGGTTGCGGTAAATCAATCCCATCAAAGCTTCGTTCTCGCGCCAGCGCAGGATATAAGTCAGTTGTGAATGCTGACCGTTTAACCGGTGCGAGTGGTTCTGTTTTTCGCCTCTTAAACGGCCACCACATAGAATTACCTCTTAGTTGTGAAGAAACTACTTTTTTTCTTCTGATATAAATCGCGTAATGCTTGCGTCATGGCATCCACTGTGTCGTCATGGCCAGCAAACGGGAATGTAGTAATTTCCTCTACGGTTTCCACAATCCACGGCGCAATATCTTTGTGAGGTAGCCACACATTTCTAGCCTCCCACTCAGCAGTACACGCATGAGCACGAGCAACCTTGCTACCATCTGGCTCGACGGGAATTAACCCTGATACGGTTGATTTGAGAGAGTCGATTACAGCAGGGCCATTGGCTTTGTCTTCCACCAGCTTACGTCGTCCTTCAGGAAATTTTTCGGCTAACCATTTCACCGACTTTAAGGTTTCAGTAAAGCTCATTCGCTTTCTAATTTGATACAGTAGATAAGCATTTGCATCTTTCTTACCCCATACCTGCCCCACCACATAGTCAGTACCGTCACTGTCTTTAAAGGTCATATCCCAACTATGGATAACCTTATCGAATTTTTCAGGTAGGTCTTTCGGTAGATAGTACTGAGCAAATTCTTCGTGGAAAATTTGACCATCACCCGGCTTAGGTGATTGTTGGTACATTGCAGACCAGAAGTAATCACCAATGATTGCTTTTGTCTCAAGGAGTTTGTCAATTGGGTGTAACTCTGGTACCAGTGCTTCCCCTCGCTCATTGATTGCAGGGAATGCAAGCACCTTGGTTTCAGGCGCTTTTTCTTTTAATTGACCAGACAAATCATCAGTTGCCCATCGAGTGGCCATGATAATTTCACCGCTGTTTTTTGATAAGCGGGTCTTAAAGGTCGAAACGTACCAGTTCCAAATTGATTTTTTAACAGTCTGGCTAAGCGCTTCTTTCGAGTTCTTTATCGGGTCATCAATAATGCCGAGGTCAACTTTCTTACCCGTTAATGGGCCACCTACCCCCGCACAAACATAGCCTCCTTTGTGGTTGGCAAGACCAAACTCATCAGAATTACGTTTAACTGCAATGCCGTTCTCAGGCCTGTTGCCTAACCAAGTTTTAGGAAACAGCACACGATATTCATCGGACATCATAATGCGCTGAACATCGGTATTCATATCACCGGCTAAATCTGAGGAATACGACAGCGCACCAACACGCATGTTAGGGTATTTTCCAAAGAAATAAGCGGGAAGGTAACGCGAAACAATATCAGACTTACCGTGTTGTGGCGGTGCCCCTAATATTAATTTAGGGCGCTTACCTGCCATCATATCAATCAAGAACTGGTCGAGCGCATCACATACCGTTTCTGAAAAGTGGCTTGTAATGTACTCAGGGTTTATATACTGAATAAATTCATGCAAACTACGCCTAGCTATCTCTCTCCTGACTTCTTCATCAAACAAGTCGAAATTGACATCCATAGAGATACCTAAAGTGACAAAAATAATCCTTTCATGCCGTAATTGGCACGAAATGATTTTCATATTTTTGATAACAATTGATTAACAATAAAACGGCATTAAAACAGAAAGAAGATTGTTACTTTTAGCGGTTTTGGCTGTGTTTTTAGTTGAGTTCAAAAGTGAAGGGTCGCATTAGCATCATTATGTTAAATAGAACGATAATTGGTACAATTTATACTATTTACAGACCAGGATATAATTGCCCTTCATCAACAAAATAAACCTGCGTTAAATACCATCGCCCGTCCTGAAAAATTAAATAATATTCATAAATAGGTGAGTAACCATCAGGTACAATATATTGCGTTGTGACAACAGTGATATTGTTAGTGCTCTTTACTACCGATAATATTTTCTCTTTTTTGGGGTCATGACTTGATTCAGAACCAAATGCAATGGGTTCTCCTACAAAATCAGGTAATGTGTATTTAGTTAATAGCCTACGCCACGCCTTATCTGCTAACTCCGTATACTCATCAGGCTTCGAACCCATAAGGCTAAATGCGTAGTCATTCCATTCCATGTAATCTTGTTGAAATTGTCTAACCAAAATTTCAGGTGACTCATTAGACATGGCAACAGATTGATTCATAAATAATCCACCTAAAAAAAGAACAGTAAATAAATACAATGCATAAAATCGATATTTAGACATATTCCCTATCTGCTCGATGCAATATTTAAATATGTTGTTATATCACACTGACTAAAATCTTACTGCTTTGATTTTACTCTTAATTGCATAAGTTGCTCGAAACTTAAGTGGCTTAAATCAATTCCTGTTGTTTGAATAGGCCCACCATCTGCCCCCGTTAATTCTGTCTTGTTCTTTAGCATACCTAAATGCTGTGCAACCATCTTAAGCGCTTCATCTTGATTACGAGTAATAACCTCAACACCAAACTTCCCTTCTTTCACGCCAGCAAATACTCGACGAGCTGGCCCTGTTAAGTCACGCGTATCATGAAAGTACGCACGCCCAATACCAGCACCATTACAACGAGGGCAATCAGGATTTGGATCTAATGTTTCATCGTAACCGTAGCCTCCCACATCTTGTGGAGGCGGTTTCTTTGCTACGACTGCTTTTTTAGTAGCATCTTCAAACTCTATCGAATCACGCCACTGATAATTGAAACCAAAGCCCCAGCAATGACGGCAACATAATCGACGGTATTCGGTCAGCTCGTTAACGTCTGCAGTTGCGATATCCCACCATATTTTTAATACGGCATCTTGGGTTATCTCTGTTCTGCGTTCCCGTTCTGCTAATACGTCAGTGATTGCTCTTGAAACCTTAGCATTTCTTAGCATGCGAGTAGCATTTACATAAGCTGTATTTCCCTCACCTTTATAACCGGCTCGCTTATATGCTCCCGTTCGATTTAAGTCGATAAGGTATTCACTAACAAATTTAATCTGTTGTTCTGTTAGCCCGTAATTGCGCAGACTAAAGGTGTTTTGATCATCATGCGCATTACTGGATTCATTACTCTGCGCAGTGGGTATATCACTATTGCGCATTGGCTCTTTTGCGCTTTCTTTTTTCTGCGCAGTGCGCAATTTCTTGTGCGCAGTTTTTTGCGCATTCTGCGCACTGGATATTTTGATATATCGTCGAGCTGTTGCGTAGTTTAGCTCCTTTAGTTCGCACCACTCTTTAGGGGATATTCCTGTTATAGCATGTTCGGCGAGGAACTGTTGTTGTAGCATCCCCCAATCCAGTTTTGCCATTGTGTTTATCTCCTATTAATTACCAAGTTTTAATCGTATTTATTCCATATAGTTTGAAAAATTTAATATATTTAATATAGTGACTTATTACATTTATACATTCAGAGGCTGTAATGCGGATTTTTATTGCTTGTATTGCTTTTATTGGGGTAATTATTTTTGGGTATATTGTTTGGTCTACTCCTACATGGCCATTCATAGCAGGGTTGATTGGTAGCATCGTCGCTTTTCTTACTGCTATAGCAAATATAACCTCATCAAAATATTCAGATAAAAACATTATAAATCAATCCATTGGCAAAAACTCCTCAGGCATACAGGTTGGTGGAAATCTGATTATAGGTACTGAAAAAAAGGATAAAGAATGAGTCTTATTGACAAATCAGGGCAACGTGTAGGTGATAATTCATCTGCAATTCAAGTTTCAGGTAATGCTACTATTGGTAACTCAACTTCTGAAGTTATAGAAATTTGTAAACTCGTTGTCATGAAAGAGCTTTCCTCTTTACGAGAAGAAGCAATGAACATCGCAATGCAAAGAGCACAAGAATTTGCAACAAAAATCGCTAACCGATTAAGTTCTGAAGTGGATGATAAAATTCGTACTAAATTAAAAGACCCTGATATAGAATTTTCAATCCGAGAAGCCACATTAATCGTTGCCAAAAAAGGCTGTAAAACCAAATCTGACTTACTACAGGAAATTATAGTATCTAAAGTTAGTAATGAGAATGAAGAAACTGATTTATTACTAGACCATGCTCTAGAAATAACAAAGCGCCTAACTACTTCTGAGATTAAATTACTTGCTCTTATCTACTACATTAGAATAGGTGATATATTAATAAATCAGAAGTCTACTCATGAGCTAATCGAAAATTACAAAAATGGTATTTCACACCCATCTATAACATTAAATGAATGCTACTCTATAAACAAACAAAAATTGAGTTTAACTTTTCCATTACTAAAAAGAATCATTGTTGAATTAGCGAGTATCACTCCTGTAAAACTTAATCATCTAGAACTTAAAGGATGCTTAGATAGTCAAAGAAGATTCAATCATAGCATCTTAGAATTTATTTCAAAAAAAACTGGTCTAACAATTGATTCAACAGAACAGTTTGAAGAATGCTTTCCTGACATTAAAGAAATAATTAATGCCTTTGGCATAGAATCATTATCTGAACTTGATGTAATTGTTCCTAATGAATTAGGGGTAATTATTGCTGAAAGTTTTATGCGAGCTCAAGGTGTCTATGAGACTATAAAAATGTACTAACAAAATTTAGCTACTAGTTATGAGTTAGATAGCTTTATTATTTTATATATTACATAGATTTTTACTATTGAAGTTTTATTTACTAGAACATTCATTGCAAACACTCCTCTCTAATATAATTCTGCAAACCAAGTATAATCTGCTCTGACTCTACAATTCGCTCTCTGAGTAACCAATAATTTCTGATAGCGGTGTCAGTAGGTCGGGCGGTGGTTGCATCATCCACGCTGGTGGTGGGATTACTGGTGCTCTTTGGACAGTTGGCTTTGATGTACACCCGCTCAGGATTACGCTCACTAATATCACGCAAGCGACTAATTTCATTCTTTGCATTAACAAGCTCCTGTGTGTGTCTTGTATCAAGTTGATTTAGTCGCTCTACACGGGCTTGATAATCAACATTGATAGCCTTTTGCTCTTCGAGTGTGGTAGCCAGTTCTTTGTTGTTTTCTGTGAGTGTGTTAATTTTTTCAGCTTGTGCATTAATCAGCGCACAACCACCAGCAACAATGCCCACCATCACAACGACAATGTAAATTTTCCAGTGTTTCATAATTAGTACCGATGATGTGAGAGAGCTACCTGACAGCGTTTTTCTAAACTGGCTTTATCGTTAACACATGAATTATCAATTGAGAGATAAATGCCACCAGCGGCTGTGATGAGTAATACGAGGATAAAGCTAATAACGATAATTAAAGATTTCCATGACATAGTGCTGACTCTGCCTCCCGACGACTAACAAGCCCTCGCCAAACCTTTCCACCTGCATAAACCCAACGCTTTATTTCTTCACAGGCGCCATACTGATCACCTGCATTTAATTTCTTTAGTAGTGTAGAACGTGCAAAGGCTGTGGTACCGACATTGAAAGCGAATGAATATAGAGAAGCTTTTGTTTTATCATCTACCGGCACTTTAACCAGGATATCAACTTGCTGTTGCGTTCTGATAAAGTCTTTCTGAAGTAACTCGTCACATTCTTGCTGTGTGTATGTCTTACCTTGAATAATGTCTTTGCCAGTATGTCCATAACAAACCGTCAGAACACCTGCAACATCACGATAAGGCTCGTAACGAACACCTTCAAAGTAACCAATCACTGTTATCGCAATACTTACCGCACCAGCACTCGCAACTGCAGCTACCTTCTGTTTTAGATTCATTAAATGTCCTTTTTAGCTTTAGTCAGCATCTCGCCAACTATCTTTTCTATGTCTTGCGGATCGCTAGAACAATTGCGATGAACTAATTCAGCAAATAACGCTGTTCGTTTCCTCTGTTCTCGCTGTGTCATAAAATAAGTTGCTAATCCAAGGAGCATGCTGAATCCCATCCCTATTACAAATCCCCATTCATACAATGAGAGACTTGCAAAAAAAGCAGTTAAGCCAGCCGTTCCGTAGGTAACATTGGTCAATTTTTCCATGCGCATATACACCCCCTACGGAGTGTCCGAGTTAATTTGAAATTATGGGAAACAAAAAAGGCTCCATGATAGGAGCCTTGTTTTATACTTATTACTTCTAAATAAAATGACACTTGAGTTTATTCTTCTTCAGAATAATACCAATCTCGGATGTAATCATTTAACCCAGAAAAGTCTTTTACCTGTTTTTCTCTTGTTGATGTGACATGAAATCGTTTAAAACATGCAAACATGTTTTCTTCGACAGTTTTAAGCTTTGCGTTTTTTACAAAACTATGCATGTCGTAAGAAGGTTTCATATCTTTCTTATTTATGATCAATGTGTTTAAGAGAGGATAGTCGTGATCATTACAAAACATCGCTAACTCACCAGCGTATGCTCCGACCATGTTATGGCTAAAACCGAATATATTTTCTAACTCGTCATAAGCGACAAAGCGCTTATTTTTTGCGACAAATATCATATAACGAACAAATACATTGAAGACATCTTGATTGATATTAACTGACATGCTTTCCACCTTTATATTAGGTTAGAACATATATCTCCGAATTGGCATATGGCATAAATCTGCAGCAAATACACAAAACGGTATTTATCACCAACAACCCTTAGTGTATTAGAGTGATTATTTGAATCTTCAAAAAATCACTCTAAAAATGGCTAGTTGGTGAAGTTACAAAAAAGGCAACCTACCCTGAAATAGTGGCTCATTAGTTCAAAGATGTCAACACGTTTTTGCTATTTCGCTTCTCGATCATCTCTTTTTCTCTATTTTTAAATGCATCTACTAGAGGTTGGTATAATAAATATTCAACAGCATTTAATATTTCTTCTACCTCTCTACGGCATGTAGACATAGATGGCTTTCTTTCTCTTAACATGCCATTTCTACGAGCCATTATTCTTGGTTCACTATTCTTATGATAATGACGAGCTATAGCTCTATCCGATGCACAAAAAGCATATCGACTAAGTAACATATTAAATGCCTGAATATCTATGTGATATATACTGTCAACAACTCTCTGAATAAGTAGACCATCTTCATCACTACACGTAGGCCTATACGGATAATCACGTCGTTCTACTCTTTCCATAAATTGAGCGATCATACTACTCTGTCGTTTATCTATACGTCCGCTATGTACCCATGTACCAAATCGAGTTAACCAATTTTGAAGCCAAGCTTCTCGTGTTTTATCAAGTTTTAACCCATCAGATATACTCTTTATACTCGACATGCTCGTAACTCCATTACTTCTTGCTTAGTCTGTTCTAATAACTCAATTTCGGTACCATGAATTTCTTGCCATGATTTAGGTGATGCATGAAAACCGGTTTCATAACATGCTCTATGATGTAGAGGACATAGTGGTAAAACATCTGTATGACTAGCTCGTTGTGCCATTCCCTGCCCCGTTCTAACATGATGGATTTCCGCTAAACTGGCTCCAAACCCCATATTGCGACAACAAATACAACCCAGTTCTGCTACATCTGATAGCCACTTCTTTTCTTCTTTGGTCTTTGATTTGATCATTGGTCTTGCCTCTACGTGAAACTTAATAATTGAGATACTGTATTTTCTACAGCTTTTTGAGTGGGGAATTGCTTACGAAGGATAAAATTCCAAAGCACATCGAGTGTGGCTTTGTAAAGTTCGCTAAATGCTAGGTCATCCATATTTGCAAAGCTGATTGATTTAGCGACACGGCGTAAACTACCGTCAGGCATTTCAAACGTATCGTAATAACCAGCTTGCTCTATGACCCAATAACGAAAAGCATCAAATGACTTTGTTGCTGAAATATTTTGTGCACGATTTTGTGCGACTTCTTCTAGATAGATATCGGATGTTGATAAGAGCGCGTCAGCATTATCCGTGTAATATGAAAGGAATGTGATATAACCACGCACGAGCTCTTTTTCTTCTGGTGAAATGGTACCGCCAACTGGCTCCCAATATTCATAGCCTAAGTTGAGTAATGCGAAGTATTTACGATGAAATCTAGGGTTACGAGCTTTCTTAAAATTAGCTGAAAGCACATCACCACACTTGATTTTTGAATGCAGAAAATCTCTCGTAACAGGGTTAGCTGGTACAAGAGTATCGTTAGACATTTTGATAAAGCTATGCTGTGCCATACTTGACTCTCAGTTGACACAGCAAGTGTTTAGGATTGGGTGTTCAGACCAATTGGAATATTATAAACTATCTTCGGTTCTTACTCACTACTAACTTTTTCATCAACAAGAAATTTTTCTTCAGTTAAATAGCTTTCTATATCTATCAACAACAGATCACTAGATTTTTGAACAGCTTCAATATATAAATTGATATTATCTAAAGTAACTACATAGCTATTCTCTCCATGGGCTATACTATTACGTATATTCACAAGTCTATCTATTTCCTTTAAATACTCATTATATGGATTGGTATCAAAGCCAAAAATATCGCATAACTCATTAAAAACAACACTCTTAAGATTAGATTTGGTTTCAATTTTAGTTTTAAATTTTGCAACTGAGTTAAATACTCGTTTAAATTTATTTGTAAACTCAATTCGTTGCGAAAACGATTGTTTACCGCTTAATGATCTATAGCTATCTCCAATAGATAAAACTATTAATTTCGTTGGCAAAACAGAATGCGTCAAATTTAGAGTATTTAAATGCTTAAGTAATATTTTTAATGCATCAACAACAAAACCTTCCCAATGAGCATAAACCATAGGAATGCACATTCGATACCATAACTCAGGTGGGACACCACTTTGATTCGTTTTAAATTTAGCAAACTCACCATTTCTCCAGTCGTTACCTTCTGAAATTTCCTCTATAACTCTATGCACTAGTAAAAACCTCCAAGGCACGTTCCATACGGGCTCTTATACGTGAGTTAGAAAAGGTACTAGTACCGATATTGTTATATCCAGGATCATCTAAAAGCTTTAAAATTGCTTTTTCAATTTCATCTTCATTTCCAACTACAGTTTTAAATACTTTTGGTATAGCGTAAGCTAACGAATCAAAAATATGGTTTGCAAATAAACCCTTTGGTCTAAACACTTTCTTATCAAATCTAGAATATAAAAAGTGAACAAAATATAAAAACTCTTTTTTTTCCTTATCTAAATCAAAAGATATTGCTCCTTTTGATACATCTCTCATATATTCTGTTAAAAACTGTGGAACCGTGGTTCTAAACTCAGAATTTAAATTCTTAAATGCAAAGTATCTTAATACTAGTTCTTCTAAAAACATTTCCTCTAATTTTCGTTCAGATGGATCAATTAATTTAATAAATGTATTATCAGCCGCCACTTCTCTAAGTAAGTTATTTAAATCAATAGGATAAGCCCTAAAAATACAATTACGTATTTCTTGTTCTGATAAAGGGCTAGCCCCTGTATTTAATCTATTAAATAATTCATACCGAATATCTTCTTGGCTATCCCAACGAACAATTTCAACACGACATACCGCTCGTTTTATTGTTGTTTTCAATTTTATTGAAAATGACTCGATTGTATACCCTTCGAGTTCTTTAACCATTTCACCACTACTCAAAGTAGTTTTATTTTTATCTGGAACATCAGTAAGAAGACCAAAGAATGAAAATATAGTAGAAATTCGTTGTAAACCATCGACAACTTCCCATCTTCCATTATCATCTTCTGCAATAAATATTGGTGGAATTGGAATTCCTAAAAGTACTGATTCAATAAATCTAGTTTGTTGAAAATTAGACCACCTAAATGCACGTTGATATTCAGGAGTAATAAATAAATCGCCATCTTCATACATATTCATCAACTCACCAAATGACATATCAAGACGATCTGTTTTTAATGTATTTCTTTTTTTCAAAATTGCATTTTCTAAATCCATTACATCCTCATTATTTAATTTTATAGTTAATTAATAATTGTATCGTAAAATAAAAATTCATGTTGTTACAATATGAGATGCATGTCTAATTATATTAAAATTTTATTATGTCAGTAGTACTATGTTGTTATCTATAAATACGGCTTTTGCTAATGTTAATTTTGTTAAAATCTAATATAAGCATTAAAATTCTTTCGTAACTTGCAGCCCTTTTGGAGCGTATGAACGGTTATTTCCCTGTCCCTTAAACACCAACCTTTCCGCCTCACCCTTACTAATATTTTTAATATAAGAATTCACCAACTGAGCATAAGCGGTACCCGTATTTCCATCACGATTTAATCTGAGAAGAATTTCCATTAGCGATTTATCAGCATTATCGTTGTAAACAGCATCACGATATAAACCAATCCATACATCACAATCTTGCTCAATTTGCCCTGTATCACGGCTATCAGCGGGTGTTGGTCGTTTATCTGCCCTATCTTCCAATTTACGGTTAAGTTGGGTTAATAACAGGACAACACAATCCATTTCTTTCGCTAGGTTTTTTAACCCTGTAGTAATATCACCGTATGCAATATCACGACGTTCAGCCTGACCAGCCTTGATAAGAGTAAGGTAGTCAATCGCTATTAGGCCTATATGCCCCTTAGCTCGTTTAACCTTGCGACATTCAGCAATGATATGGTTAAGATCAATACCAGGAGTGCTATCGATATACATATTCGATTCTGCAATCTCTTTTGCTCTTGCTAATGCCCTAGCCATTTCCATATCATCATGTGTACCTGTATAAAAAATATCTGCAGATACATCACCTTCTTGAGATATCATTCGTTCAATGATCCCACGGTCTGTCATCTCAAGGCTGAAAAGCAATGTAGGTAACTGGTGATTTAATGCAAAGTGAGTTGCAACACGATTATAAAATGCGGTTTTACCCATTTTGGGTCTTGCACCAACAACAATTAATGATCCTCTTAATGCCTGCTTAGGAGCCATTAACTCATCCAGTGACTCTATACCCAAAGTAAAACCTACCGCATTTTTAGGATCACTAAAACGCCTATCAACATCATCAAGCCAATCCCCTACAACATCTAAGGCCGGTCTTAAACCTTTACTCTTTCCTGTTTTAGCGTGTTCGATAATGCTTGATACAACCTGCTGAACATTTGATAGTTTATTGTTGATATCAAGACCATCATTCGCCATTAGCATTTCAACGCAGGTATTCAAGTTGTTGATAGCATAACGCAGTATCGCCTTGTCTCGTACAATCCGAGCATAGTTCACAATGTTAGCAACTGAAGGTAATCTACAAAGCTCCGCTATGTAGGCAAATCCCCCAACTTTTTCTAAATCACCACTACGTGTTAAAGAGTCACTAACTGTAATGACATCTGTTGGGTAGTCAGATTTTATTAACTTCACAATCTCTGTAAAAATTCGACTGTGAGGTCTTGAATAAAATGATCCTGATTTAACTAATAATATTACATGCTGACGCTTATCTTCATCAGTGCTGATCATCAAGCCACCTAGTACAGCCTGCTCTGCTTCAAGATTGTATGGAGGTGTGAAATAATCATTTGTCATTAGCACGTTCCTCCTTGACAGCGACATAACAACGTTCCGTAATTAAATAATCTAAATTTTTACGTCGCCATGTCCCCCCTCGCCCATTATCTCGATCCTCCATCATCCATCGACAATTACTGGCAATATACGATAAATAATTCTCCCAGCGCTCTTGATTGAATTTAAATTTTATCCAGAAATTTCTTAACTTCCGTTTACGCTCATCAGTCATCACTTTGATAGCTGGCATATCAGACAAAATATCGTGATATGAATTAATAATATTTTCATAATTCAATTTAATTTTTGATGACGATTTTTTGTCGTCAGGTTCTCCTGACGTGCCATCAGTAATATCTGTAGTAATATATGTAGTAATCTCTGTAGGATCGAACTGCGGATTTGTTTCATCGCCACCGTCAGTTTTGTCTTGTCGCGGTCGTTCGTTTTGTTGTTCCGCGAAATCACTATTGTGACTTTCCCCAGTTGCGCTTTGCGCATTTGGGGTATTTTCAATAGGTTGTGACATGACATAATCTAATTTTTCGCAGTCAATTAGATAATAAATTTTATGCTCTAAGCGTTTATTAGTCTCAACCAAAATACCTCTGCTAACTAAATGCTTTCTAGCTGTAAGCTGTTCTCGGTAGCTTAACCCCGTCTCAGATTCAATTTCTTCTGATGTTTTATAAACACCTAATTTAGAGTCAGCTTTATCTTGCCAATAAAATATTTGGCTAAAAAATATTACTGCATTTACACTACCCAAACGTTTTACTAGTCCAGGGAAATAAGCAACTGGACGTCCAAAGTCTAATAACAAATCAGATGCTCTCACTTTACACCCCCAGTGCTTTAGCAATATTACGGCAAGCATTTTGGTACTGCTCAGGCGTTAAATTCTTTGACAGTAATTTTTGTTTTTGCTTCTCATACTGCTCCCAAACTAACAAAGCAATAACACGTCTACCCTCAAAGATATCCCTAATTTCTGATATATGGGCAGGTTTATCATTCAGCATAAATCCGTTACGGTATGTAATTTTTTCAGTTGATCTAATCATTGGTCTTGCCTCTTGAATTAATGCACGCTGGTCGGGCGTGATATCTCATTTAATGCACGTACTACATTGTTTATTTGGTGTGACATGTCACGACCTTCTAATAAAATTTCAGTCATAGCATCAGCAAAACGCTGAATGGCCACGGTTGCTAAATAGTTTTTCGTATCTCCACGTACTCGAGCTAACCTAGAAGCCGGTAGTGCCATTTCTATCGCAGGCATTAACTCAGCAATCTTCCTTTGAGACGCACGAGAATCACCTCTTAACCAGCGAAATATCTGTTGCCGGTTATTATTGATTGCTTTCCAGTCGGCCTTACCAGTTTGATCTTCAATGGCATATAATCGACCATGTTCTTGATTAACCACTAATCGTAAGTAAGCTCGACTAATCTCAATGGCAACATGTTCTTGCCCTTGTTCTACTGCCCAGTCCTCAATTTCAGCTCTGATAATATTGATATCAAAATTCATTTTTGCGTCTCCTGTCGCTAAAAAATTGATTATGCATAATCAGTTTTTTAATTTGATACCTGTAATACTGATGATGTTTTAGGTAGTCCATCAAACTGGTTAGGGTAAATATCTGGTGCAACCTCATGAGGTGTTACTTGCCAATCTAAACACTCACACAGACTTAAAACCTTTGGAGCAGGAACGCCATTTTTAAACCACAGGTGCACAGTTTGAGGTTTAGTATTTAATCGTCTAGCAATCTCTGACTGACTCGCTAAATTGATGATTTTGTTTTTTATACAAGGTGTCATTGTTTTCTCCTTTTTGGGTTACAAGTTAATCTTACAATCAAACACACGATAATATCAAGTTTTTCTTGAAGTGATCCCTACAAGGAAAGCTTGTAATATAATTTTATGAAAAAGAATCCGAATGAAGTATCAGCTACACGTATTAGCCAAATACTAACCGAGCGAAACTGGTCTCAATCAGAATTAGCTCGTAGGCTCGGTGTTAGCCCTCAATCAGTGCAATTTTGGGTGAGCGGTAAAACAGCACCTAGGGGTAATAATTTAACAGCATTGTCTAGTCTCTCAGGATATCCAGAATATTGGTTTTTTATGAGTGATGTTTCAACTGAAGTAATGAATAAGCCAGTTGTCCGTAAGAGTGATTCTTATCTTGTTGAACTACTTGATATAGAAGCAAGCGCAGGCCCTGGCATTATTAATAAAAGTGAATTTATTGAAACAATTAGAGCTATTGAATATACATCTGATGAAGCACTCCGCTTATTTGGCAACAGACCTAGCGCCCATATAAAAATGATCACTGTGGTTGGTGATAGTATGCAAAATACTATTGAACCAGGAGACCAAGTTTTCATAGATGTTCACATAGATTATTTTGATGGTGATGGCATTTACGTTTTCATTTTTGGTCAAACATTGCACATTAAAAGACTTCAAATGATAAAGAATAAATTAACCGTTATCTCTGATAATCCCAATTACCGAGATTGGGATATTGATAAAGAAGATGAAGACCAATTCTTCATTTTTGGTAAAGTCCTCCTCAGTCAATCTAGAACATACAAGCGTTACGCTTAAAATCCTTTCATAAAATTCAAACTAAATTACAGGGGCTTAATAGCTCTTGTAATTTTTCACACACATAACTACAAGAATTATTTGTAAAATAGACTTGCAATATTCAATTTTAACTTGTAGATTTACTAACAACAAAAACAACACAGCAAGTGTTTAGGTAAGTGTTCAGACCTTCTTATTCAGCACTAGGGAATATTTCAGACCAAAGCTACAAAGACATGACCATGACGGCTCGGAAAGACGAGCAATAAGTTACAGACGTAAAAAAACCCACCGAAGTGGGTTCCTTTACCTCGGGTCGCCGACCAAAGCTAACCGAGAGTTCTACTAGCGCGACCAAACGCTAGAAGAGGCAAGACCAATGATAAATCACTGATCGCCGTTATTTTAAAGGAGTTGCTATGAAAGCACAACCTGAAAGCCTAACCGTCACACTCTATATTCACGCTCAAAAACAGTTCGATGGTTCTTATCAATATAACGCCTACGCATTTAAAGCCGATCCTAATGATGGACTAGGCTTCGTTATTGCAGAACACACTGTTGATGTTCCTTTTAAAAAGCCAACTCAAACTGATCTCGTTCACGCTGAAATTGATTTTCTACGTAATGAGCAAGAAAAAATTCTTGCTGATGCCCAAGTGAAATCAAGCCTGTTAGAAGATCAAATCCAAATGCTTCTCTGCTTGGAAGGCAAACCCATTTCGAAAACTGACGAAGAAATCCCTTACTAAGAGGCAAGACCAATGAAAACTTTTATCTGTGTATTTGAGCCTACGACCGAGGCTCGTACCAACGGTGCTGTACCGCTGGCCATAGCGTTAAGCACTGCTAATGCAAAACTGGCAACAGCGACTGCAGTAGTGAAATTATCTGAAGCATATCCAGAAGCTATGGATAACTTTAATACCGATGAGCCGTTAATTAGCGAACATCTTGACGGTTCTGCATGCCCTACTTTAGATGCTTTCGATGAAAAATTTGCTGTTGAAAATGAGTATGACGGTACTCAATGGAAACCTATCGAATATAGAGAGTTCAAAAAGCTAGCCACAAAACCTCGTATCGCCAGTCTGTTGTTATTTGGAAAGACTCAAATAACAAACAAAGAGTTCTCTTTTACCTTGAAATATCTTGCTGGTACAGAAGATCCCAAAATTCGTAATATCGCCACAGGCCTTGCTGAAATAACAAAACTTTCTTTGATGGATGCTGAGCAAACGATGGAAATAGCACAGGCTATCTATGAGTTTGCTAATGAAGATGTCACCGTTGAAGAAGCTAAGTCATTAGGTGAAAGTTGGCTAACAAAAGAACCAGAGCAACAACAAGAAGAGATATCGTCTATCAAGCGTAACTATTCAACCATAGATACTGAAATCGCCTTAGCACTCTTAGATGATTTTGATCCTAATAATGTTCTGCCCTCTCAAGTAAAGAAGGCCAAAGAACTGATAGATGACGACGACAAAGCATGGAAGCGCTGGTCAATGGATTTACGCACAACAGCTGGCATCTTAGATATGCCTCGTGAAAAGATTTTCGCGTTAATAGCTGAAAGTAAAAAACAGCCTGAGCTATTAGATAACCCTAATGCACGGAAAGAATTGATTGATCTGCATTTGGGCATTAGCAAACCTAACGACACTAAAAAAGAAGAAATTACGACTAAATTAAGTAAAACAGATAATGCCCCTTTAGTATCCAAAGAAAATACTGTTGAGAAAGAAACTAAGCCTAAACGTTCGCGTAAAAAGCAAGAAGTAGCGCCTAAGGCAGAAACAGCTCAAGTGATTGAGCAAACTGAAAAACCTAAAGAGCCTGAAACACCATCACTACAACACGATAATTTTGAGCAACGCGCGAGTGTGCTTGAGGAAGTTCTTAACTTAGGTGATGCAAATAATCTTAATATTTGGAAGCGTGTACAACGTACAGACCCTCGCTTTACTAAACCATTAGAAGGTATGGGATTTGTAGGAACTAGCATAAACAGTACCTACATGTTTATGCGTGCGACTGAAATATTCGGTCCTATTGGTGAAGGCTGGGGTTATGAAGTCCTTGAAGAAAAATTTATTGATGGAAAGCCTCTTGTAGAACCTGTTCTCGATGAACGTAATAAACAAGTTGCAACCCGTTTTTTACGTGATGGTGATGGAGCGTTATTCTGCGAACAAAACCACTCAATTAAGATCCGTTTTTGGTACATCATCGAATGTGAAACCCGCGGTGAGTTTGAAAGTTATGGTGCAACACCATACCGCTATCAAACTAACTATGGCATTAAGGTTGACGGTGAAGCTATTAAAAAATCACTAACTGATGCAATCAAAAAAGCCCTATCAATGCTTGGCTTTAGCTCTGATGTCTTTATGGGTATGCATGATAACCCTGAATACTTAGCGAGTAATAAGCTTGAGTTTGAAATCAAAAACGCGAGCGAGAAAGCTGAAGATATCACGCGTATTCGCAAAGAATTAGACGAGAAATTTACTAAACATACAGAAGTTATGCGTAGTGCTGTTACTGAGAATGAATTACGAGGTATTGCATCTACATTAACGCGCGAAATTTCTGCACATATCAAATCAGCTCAAGAACGTCGTGACAACGATTACGAGAAATATTTATCTGGCCGTTTACGTCGATTAAACCAAATCGAAAAAGAGTGTTTAGACCAACTGAAACAGAAAGAAGAGGCAATCTAATGACCAAAACTACTGCTATCGCACTGGCGACTAATTACGAAAAATTACAACAACTCGTTGAAACAGGAGAATTCTCTCCTGAAGATATCGCAGATACGTTGGAAGGTATCGAGGGCGAGCTAGGTGACAAATTGGATGCGATTATGCACCACGTTCGCAATATCGAAGGTCAAGCAAAAACACTTGATGAGGAATCTAAACGTTTATCTGATCGTAAAAAATCATTCGAAAACCAAGCTAAAAACCTAAAGAAATATGCTCTTAACTGCTTATTGGCTTCAGGATTAGATAAATTAAAAACAACAAAAAATACATTCACTGCTAGAGCTGGTGTTGTTCGAGTCATTATCGACAATGAGGCTTTATTACCGGATGAGTTAGTTGATGTTCAAACCATCACTGCGCCTGATAAAAAAGGCATCAAAGAAGCTATTGAAAACGGAATTGAAATACCTGGTGCTCACTTAGAAGTTGGTGATCGATCATTAATGGTTCGTTAATTCATAATAGCGCCCTTTAGTGGGCGCATTATCAGGAGATAAACGTTATGGCCATGAAGTTAGAAGTTGTTATTACCCATGATGAAGCAACCAATAAATGCAGTATCGAATGGTCTACAGCATCAACAAAAAATGTCACAGAGCAAGAACAGCAAGCACTTTCATCGATGCAAAAAGCGTTATTGCTACAACTGGGGCGCCCTATAAATACAGCTATTATTCATTAGTGTGACATGTCACGAAGAGGCAAGACCAATGCTAAGACACTCTCAACAAAAAGACCAAGCCGTAAAGATCACATTACCAGATGGTACACATGGCTTTGTTTCAACAGATAGACGTTGCCATGTTTCATACGATTTTCCAGCGCACGTCAAAATTGAACTTCAGCCCACTCACTCTGAACAGCAAAGGAGTGAACAATAATGTTTGGTTTATTCCTTTTGATATGTAGCTCGGTGAATTGTCAGTTTGAGCCCTATGGTTACATTTATCCTGATGAAAAAAATTGTTTAATTGATAAGGAATTACTCGCGACCAAAGGGAAAATAGCAGAGTGCTATCCAGTAGAAGGAATTATTCGGGTAAAAAGTTGATTAAGCATAATCAGTTTTTACTTTTCGTTGTTATTAGCATGGTGGTTTATTCAAGACCAATGGATAACCACCATGAAATTATTAACACCTTGGAAACCAGGGAACCAATTATTAACAAGTTTTGATATTAAATTAGGTCGGTTAGCGTTCAGTGTAAGAAATAGACCATGCACTGACGCTGAAATCAAACACTCCTGTGATACAGCAGACCGACTTATTTTATTGATGATGAGGCAAGACCAAAATGAGCGGAAAACTGATGAAAGCTAGTGCGTGGGCTAAACGAGAATTTGAAGTAGGTTCTATTCCGGATAATAGAACTATAAAAAAATGGGTAGAAACTGGCTTATTAAAAGGCAAAATCGTTGATTGTTCTGTTTGGGTTTATTCATCCGAACGTTGGGGTATCGAGTCCGTTATTTCTTCATGTGTCGATGAGTTAATAAGGGCTTCTTGATATGGCCAGTAGACCAAGAAGAAAGGAATTTAGGCATTTGCCTGACTTTCTATATTACGATTCATCTAAAAAACAATATCGCCTAACGCTAACTAACGGTATTCGCAAATGTATTGGTGCAGATAAAGCAAAAGCTATCGCAATAGCCAGAGAATACAATAATATCATGCGACCAGAAAAATGTGTTTCTGTTAACTCATTAATTATTGACTCGGGAGGGCAATATGGTGAAGCCCTTCCCTTCTCTGAGCATTTAGATAAATTGTTTTCTCGGATCATCAATGATGAACAACCATCTAAAAGCACTTTGAATGACTGGACTAACGACCTGGAAAGAGTGAAATCCTTTTTTAAGGATATTCCATCAAATGAAATATCTTTGGAACACGTTAATGGATTTATTAATGAATACCATGCTAAAGCTTCCGCCAATGTACAAAATCGAAAAGTAGGTTTTTTAAAGAAAATTTTCAGTTATGCGGTAGATGAATCTCTTATGTTCGATAACCCAGCAGAACGTAAGAAAATGAAAAGAGTCGATGGTAAAAAACGTAGAAGATTATCTTATGATGACTTTCTTAAAATTCGAGCATCCGCAGAACTTTGGTTAAGAACAGCAATGGATCTCGCATTACAGACAACACAAGCAAGGCTTGAAGTATCACGCATAAAATACAATATCAAAGCCCCTAAAGAAGGAATATGCGGGTGTGTTTGGTATGAAGAGCCTAAAAATGGGATATATGGAATGATTTATATCCATAGGCAGAAAGTACAATACAAAGAAGCTTCTCACGTTGCTATTCCCATAGGCAAAGCACTTAAGGATATTATCGATAATAGCCGTGACAATGTGGCAAGCCCTTATATTGTACATAGACTACCTACACGTATCCCAAATAAAGTGAGTAAAGAGGTTAATCATCCAACACAAGTTGCACCTGATTATCTTAGTCGTGCATTTTCAGCGCTACGTGATCGAGTGGGCGTTGCTAGTCATTTGCCTTTAGATGAAAGACCAACCTTTCATGAAATAAGGGCATTGGCAGCCTTTATGTTTAAACAACGTGGTTTTGATCCTCAAGCTCGAATGGCTCACAGTGATGCAGAGTCAACCAAGATTTATACAGAAAACCATGTACAATGGGTTGAAGTGCCACATTGTGAAATAGCTTAAATTATATTAATACAAATTTTATCTGAAACTGCTGTGGTACAGAGCCAATTCTAATTTGACAGATTGCTCTGTACCAGGAGCGGACATTGTAAGTAACCAGTATATATCTCTATTTTTGATAAACAACCGAAAAATAATAATGGAACGTCGAGTGGATCGGTGAAGGATAACAAATTATTTTAGTGAAATCTTTGTGAATCGGAATAACAATTTTAAGGGATGAAGGGTTATTGAACAGTTAAAATTATTAGCTATCAATAACAACCTCATCTCAGCGAGATTTATCTTATTTCACCTAAGAACATCCTATGTTCAGATCTGATAAATTATGCTGCACTGCACTATGTAGGCATGTTTTAATATTTATTAAGGGAAAACTAATTTCTTACATTTGGATATGTGAGACTACCATTACGTTTGACTTGCACGATAATTTTAAAAACGAACGTCTGCATAAATGTTTAACATCAGATGACAATTTTCAATGGTATAGACAGATAATAGATGGATCTGGTCATTGTTATTACTCTCCGTTTATAGCCTAGGTCAAGCTCACTTTGCTGTAAAAAGTTATAATTAACACGAAAACTATACCGTTTAGAAGACCCGCTAAATTCTTGCTCCTCGCTCACAGTTGGAAAATGTCTGAGGAGATATAACGGATTTCATTGATTTGACATAAAAGAGTGGCGGGGTGCCACTCTTTCAATATTACTACATATCACGTGTCGGAAGTGAGGAAATGTCCGGAATCAAGCCAACAGAAATTAAAGCCGTTCTATGCTTATAACATCCAGGGTAGTAATAAATGATTTTTTTAAGCTCTTCATTTTCTATTTGAAGTATGTCCAGCATGACAAGTAAATATAAAGTGGAAAGCGCATGCAGGTGCGGAATAAGTTTTGTTATAAACTTATCATATTCACCAGGAGTTCTTTCTCCTCCATGATGTGATAAATCATTTCTGAGATGTGCGCAGGAATCACAAAACGCTCTCAGTGATACTGGTTCAATATCTAGATTAAGATGAAGGAACGTGTCATAAAGCCTTTCTGCAAGAGAGCGTTCATTATCTCTCGATAATGCCTTCATTAGCCATCTGCGATCATCTGATGTGAGTATTTTGTTTTCTTTAATAATATCAGATATTCGTTGTATTTTCTCTTCAAGTTTTGATTTAACCATTACATCAGAATTTAAATCATTTCTTCTGTCTAATGCCTCTAGTCCCCAAACCATGTTAACAAAAACATTCTCTGCATAAGTGCTTTTGTTTCTAAGTATACTCAAATAGAGATTTATGCCTGGACCAAGAGTTTTTCTTTTTTCATACCACGTAGTAACCATTGTTCCAAATTTGTCCCTAATTCTAGGAAATGGTACTGTTACGTCGATCCATTTAAATGCATTCTCCGTTAGGTGACGTCTTCTAAAATAACACTCTACTGTATGGAGTCCCTCGTTATCTTCCCAGTATAACAATGGCCAACCAACCGATGCTTGATCGTTGATTAGAATCATTAATAAATCCTGAAGTCCATGATACTTATCTAAGAGATCATCAACTTCAGTGCTTTGGGTTAGTTCTAGATTAAAATGTGATGTAATGCTAACGTCGAGCTTAGCCGTTTGTAGATTGGGTAATTTTCCTTCTAGATGATTTACAAGTTTAAGAGTGCCATCATCCAATAACCAGGAATTATTCTCATTCAAATTCATATTGATAGCAGAGGTTAACTCCGAGTTTTTTAAATATTCGAATGTTCCTGGGTGAGACCAGTCATTCAAGTTGTTTAGTGGTATTCTAATTGCCTTGAATTTCTCCGATTTTATTTTCACATTAGATACTAGGCAAATATCAGCCACGAACTTCTCATATGAAATATGTCCAATTTGAGCTCCATTGGTTCTGACGCTTTTTAAGGTAATGTATTTTTCGGATTTTTTTAAAACACCTAAAATAGAAATTTCTTTATCAATTTCAACAGTTCCAAATATTGCCTCATTTCCAATCCTGCCAGCAAAACTTTGATGAAGTTCAAGTTCAATAATTCCTTTATCATCAATTGTCAATTGCCCTGGTACAGCAAGTTCACCATCAGAAAGGTTAGACAACCAAAAGAAACCAGATTCATTCATAATCATAGTTAGTTTACTCAGTTGATATAAAAATTAAAATACTTTAAAAATTCCGCAATCAGAGAAATAGTAGCATTAAATAATGATGGTAGCACATTGATTCAATTGATAAAAACCAGCAATTAACGATTTATTATTCAGTTAACAAACGGAATATCGCTAATCTTTGTCACACAAGCAGTACGACCTGCGCCCCGTTGATTCATACAACATGCAGTTGCAATGTCCGCAATTCGCTCAAAGCAGGCGATCATATTTAGTTATATTTCTACCTACGAAACCTGTTGGCTCAAATCTAAGCTAACGTACATAAGTATAGTGGTAAAACTCCCCTTAACTCATTGATTCTTATAATGCATATTTTGTATATTAAGTACTGTATGCAACAACATGTAAATGCATTATTTATATTTATAATCAAAGTGTTAGATAACTTAAAATCGGTTTCATGGGGTGTCGGGGGTCGTAGGTTCAAATCCTATCATGCCGACCAACAATATTTAAGAAAACCAACCACTTACGGTTGGTTTTTTTATGTCTGGAATTTGCCACTGGTAAAACTCTGGTAAAACTCTGGTAAAACGACGACAAATCACCTCTCAAAATCCCCCTTTCTTTAGCTGATAAAATTGCCCTTTTCTCCTTGCTATTCTATTCGTTACCTTATATAAATTACTGTATAAAAACACAGTTAAATAGGTGATACTATGATTAAACTTGAAATCAATAATGCTGAATATATTGCTCAGTTAGAAGAAGCTCGTTTATCTGCAGATAACCCTTATGGCTATCTGTTTATGGACATTGTCTTTTCTGATCCAAGATAGGTAATAATGTAACAGTTGGTGCTAACTCATATATCATTGGTAATGAGTTACATATTGGTGACAATGTTATGATTGGAGCAATGAGCTTTATTGATAAAGACATACCTCCTGATAGAGTCGTATTTACCCCAAAAGAAAAGAACACAATAATAGAGTCTCATATTAAAAATAATTTCATTATATAATACTAGCTCAGATTTGAGCTAATACAGGTATGATACAGAGTCGATTCTAAATTGACAGACTGTTCTGTGCTAGAAGCGGGCGTTGGTTATTTAAGAGATTAACAAGAGCATCTGGTTAGGCTTTTTGGCTATTAAATTCAGAGCTAAGCCAGCGGGCAAATGCCATAACCCGTTTTTCGAAGTCTGTTATGCCACTTCGGGGTTTAATGCTAATTTCCAATAGGTAATCCATATCTTCCGCTAGTGCAGGATATCGTGAGTTAAATTTAGCACGATACTCATGTAGAGAGTCAGGCCAGTCATTATCTTGTTCACTACGAAGGATGTTGGTTGCTCTGATAAGTTTTCGTGCAGCAGAGCGCTGAAGCTGTAACTTTTTGTTTTCGTTAGAAGATGTTTTTATTTGAATTACTAGTTTGTCCAGAACCTGCATAAAGTCACCATTCACAGCTACTGCAATAGCTTTTGAAGGTTTGAAAGCTTGAAAGTGATGACTCAAGTCCTCACCATAAACGCAGTGACAGTGATGTTTAATCCAGTATCCCCAACTGAGTACATTATTTGGATCGAGAACCTGTCCCAGCAGACCACAATCAAAATCAATTTTACTGATAACGGGATTATTTTTTTCAAGAACAGACTGAACAGTTGCAAATTGTTCTTTAGTAGCCCGATCGAGTTCATGTTTGAAAATGACTGTCATATCCAAATCAGACCTACCTTCCTCTGCTCTGCCTTCAGCTACACTTCCGTATACGTATATACTGTGTATAAGGTCAGGAAAGCAATGAGTTAGATTTGTCACAACACATTCAATTATACGTGAGAATGCAGGTTGAATTTCCACGTATTTGGGCTGGGATATAAAATCGTTATGATCGGTGGCCATCTATTTTCCTGTTTGCTAATGTTACTTTTCTGGATAATAGGCATTTTGAGCCTGAAATTCTCGCATCCAAACTATTATATCTTAATGTCTGCTTCTCGCTCAAAGCAGGCGATCATATTTAGTTATATTTTTACCTACTAAACCTGTTAGCTCAAACCTGAGCTAACAGGTATAAATATGATAGCTGTCGTATCAATAATGATATTTTATCAAGAAGGTATCTCACTTGATTTTCTTAATAGCTAGAATTTGGTTACTTTATTTATGATTTTATTATTTATGGATAAATACAATTCAATATTTTATTTGCTTGTTATTTTGATGGTATTTACATGTGTAATGCTCATTATCAGCGGAAAATTTTTAAGTCACTCAATAGATAACTATATAATATAAATAAACTTAAGATATGATTATTAAATATATGGCATTAATTACTAATGCAACAAAGGATTATTATGATTAACAAATTAATTTTCGCTATTTCTTTCTTCTCCTTATTCATTCTAAATGGTTGTACCCAAAGAGATCGTGATGCTATTTCAGACTTAACTTATGCTCTTACTGGAGTACCTGGAGCTAAACATAAACAAGCTTTACAAAACCAAGAGCAAGGAGTACCAAGTAAAGCAAGGTTAGAGAGATTAAAGCAGATAGAAGAGTTCAAAGCGCGTAGATCGTATTGGGTTGGCAAATCCGTAGATGATCTTGTTATGTCTTGGGGCAGTCCTAGTAACACACATAAAAGAACAGATGGTGGCACACAATACACATGGAAATGGACACAAAATAATGGATGGGGGCAATCGACAATTTGTACAAATAATTTTGTTGCTAATAAAAAAGGGACTATTACAGATTGGAATTATTCAGGATGCTGGGAACACTTATAATAAATTATACCCAAATAATGTAGCAAACTTAATGTTGTATCTTCATACTGTATGATTTCTTATATTAACAAGTGAGTTTTTACATCAATAACTCACTTGTTATAATAATATCTTTTCACTTTATACTTATATGCTTATTCCACACATTATAAATTTTTAGAAACTTACAGTATATTCGATAAATAGAACCAAAGATAAACCATTAATAATATAAAAAATGTTGATGATTACATATTACTGAGCCAGTCATTTAATATGATATTTACTCAAGATAAAATAATATTAGAAAGAATTTCTAACCTTTATGATAAGGCTATTAATCTGCTGACATTTGAAATTTAATAATAAATTTAACGTAATATTATTTTAACAAGTTAAAACTCGTTATTACGCAATCATCAACTGATACTTTTGTTAAAGTGACTTTATATTACTGCTTGTTACTTTTATCATTTAAAATTCATTAACTTTTTAAAATAAAATCCTTTTTTAGTTTTTGGGAATTTATTTCCGTTATATATTTTCCGCTCATAATCTCTGCCCGCATAGTGATTATCACCATAAAATTGACCATATAATGCGGTTTTGGGGCATATATCATCAGAAAAAAATCTATGATCATTATCCAT